TCAATCCTCCACAATACTCTCCATCTGTTCCAACTTCTGCAAGGCCTTTATATACGCCATCAGTCGTTTATACTGCTCATCACCTAGACTATGTATCTGTTTTAAAATCTTAATATCCGCCCTAGTGACTTCATAATCCATATCTGCATCTTTATATTCCGGGTCAATTCCCTTCCCCGTTAAAAGCTGTTCAGGAGTAATATCTAATGCATCACATATTGAAAGCAAACAATCCGCTTTTGGATTTGTCTTTTTCTTTTTCCAGTCACTGATGTTACTCGTTGCAATTCCAGTTCTTCTTGAGAGTTCCAACTGCGTTATGTTCTTCTGCTCCATCACATAAAAAATTCTTTCACTGATAATCATGATTTTTCCTCCACCAACATTTCATGCGCATCCGTATTTTGCGATTTTAATATCCGTCTTTACGGTTATAATATCATGCGACAGCTTTTCTTTCAATAGAGATTTTTGTATTTCTGAATTTTACTATATTCTTCGGTTTATAAAATTCAACATACAGCTGTTTAATTCTTTTCATGAGAAGATATTATTAGTTTTATTAGGCTTTGATTTCTACAGTTCTAAATACGTAAGAATCAAAACTCTGTGGGTGCATAAATCAAAATTCCTAGATGTGATTTTCACTCCTCTTCTTTTTTGATTTTTACCTGTGTGAATATCCCTCAAAATACTTTTTTAAGATACAACTTGTTAGGCTTACCCGGTCCTTGCCTCTTTCGTTCAAGTACTCCCGCCTTCTCCAGCTCATCCAATAGTTTGCAGGCTTTTTGAGTGCCACAATTCAAATCCTTGCAAACTCTTTTTACCGAATAATAGATAAACACCCTTCCTTTGTCATCAATCCATCCATTTTTTATTGACAGGGAAACACGGTCTAAAAAGAATGCATATAATAGCTTTGCATCTGCTGATAACTCCGCAAAGTACACATTATTCACCAAGCATTTTGGTAATCTGAAAAAAGTAAACAATTCTCCATAACCTCAATCCTTCCTTCTTTACATTTTGTAAATATGCAACGCTTTCTCAATTTGAACACCGGCTTTCCCAAATCATTCTCCAAATACTATTTCACAAATTGGGCAAGCAGTGCACCGGTATATACCCGGCGCATTTTTGCTTGTTGGGGAATGCCCCAATCCCCTCGAACTGCGGATAAACCGCAGAGCCACGCTAACGCTTTTTATCAATTCACTTTCTCTTTTTTGAATCTTCCTCATATAGATGAATAACTGCTTCAAGTGCCTTTTTCAGAAGTTCTGTTTGCTCATTATTCATCATTTTTATTTCTGCAATATCCTCTTCATACAGCTTCCCCGTTTCATTTGCTTTCTTAGCATACTGATTGAGATTATTACTAATCCTTGCATGTAAAGATATTACCCGGTTCAAATCAGGCCATTCAGGGATTATTACATACCCGTTTATCGCCATCTTCCTGATATACGCACTCATATTTTGAACTCCGGCTTCCTTCATCCGATCATGCAGTATTTCCACCTCCTCCGGTTTAAATTTCACATAAATACCTTTTGAATACTCTTTCACTTTGCATTTCCTCCACTCTTTTTACTTTGTTTTTTAGAAATCACTCTATCAGGGCATTTAATGACTTTCTAAAAATAGGCAACAAAAAAGCAACCGATGTTACTCGATTGCCATGCTGCCACTTTTACAAGATTATATACGCTCAAAAATTTGTTAATATTGCACAAACAGTTTTGTGAATAATTCTGTCCATTTTCCATTACAAAATGATAATTGACTTTTTAGAAATAGTTGTTCTCAGATTTTCTACAAAATTAGAAAAAGCCCAAACCACAAGGGTTTGAGCTCCATTTGTACATTTGTATTTTCTGCTTTTGGGTATAAAATCTCCGCTATTAATATAGAATATTTGTTCGATTTTGTCAAGTCTTACGTGCAATTTTTCTCTTTCTTCTTCGGCAATTCTTCCCACATGCTCTCAACCAATTCACACAGAAACTGCCGATTATCCACATCATCAACCAGAATCATTTTTTTCGCACCATCATATAGCGGTTCCATCTCAGCATCCGGCATCATTTTCACCGCCACCGGAACCGGCTTTACCAAAAGTCTGTCAATGCGCACTAACACCTTGCTCCGCATTAACATTCTCAGACATTGTATCGACTTTATCGATTTAATCCAAACATACTTTCTGCCAAAGCAAATGTCTCATCAATACTACGGTTTTCGTCTCTTGTTATTACATTAAATCCAGATTTTTGAAACATCATATATCTTTCCTGTGAATTAACTCTTTTCAGACATTCTCTGAAATTTATCATAGCATCCTCTGGATTATCTTCTTTCAATAACAACTGATATAAAAACTGTTTTTCCTTATCTGGTCTTTCAAAAAATCTCTGCACAGAAATATTCGGATCTGCTAACATAATCAAAACATGATTTTCATCTGAAATTTCATGTAAAATTTCAACCGAAATATTAGTATCTACAAATATTTTTTTCTTTGTTCTGGAAACTAAATCCTTTAAAATTTCAATTTCTAAGACAGTACATTCTTTCGTAACTCCATTTACCCACGCCTCATATTCATCTGGAGTTCTTCTGACAAATTCACCCCAATCCTGTAAATCTCTTGTGTAAGTAAGATTAGGAAACTCCTTGGTATCCAAATTTTCTAAAAGTCTATCCTGATAATTTTCTTCGCAGGCGATTCCGTCATATTTTTCTGCCAGAAGTTTTACCATTGTGGATTTTCCAGCATATGCTGTCCCATTAATAAAATAAACATTTTCAAACTTCACGACTATCTTACCACACTCCAATCTATCTTATAGACTCAATTATCATATCAATAACAGCACCAACAGCTCTTTTAATATCATTGCCTTCCCATCCAAGTTTCCAATCATTCTCTGAATACACATCAGAAACAACATATATACCTGTTGCCACACATTTTCTATAATTAGCTATTGTAAACAAACCAACACCTTCCATTTCAACGCAAAGTGCTCCTTTTGTTTCTTCACTTTCCGGCCAGATTTTTAAGACAGCATTATCTAGCGAATATTCTTTTCCGCCGACAATTGCCTGAATATTCTCAGGAAACTCCAGTTGTCTCATTTCTCCTATACTATGCTATATGTAAAGACTTAATCAAAAAATCTACGACACTCTTTTGATATTGATCTTTTATGATATTTTCTTTGCTTTCTTCAATACTTCCATCAACAAAATATTTGCCGTTTTCTTTATTGATTGATAATGAATCAAGAGGCCATCCTTCAAATCTTTTTGATGAAGCTTTATCAATCATATAGAATAATCCGTTCCTTAGGTTCTTCTATAACTTCGATATCTCTTAAAGTAATAAATTCAATATCATACCCTTTTAACAAATCCGAAAATCTTTTTACCTTTGATGGATTTGTTGTTCCTAATAAAACCCTCATATCGTCATACTCCTAAACTAAATCATCTTAAAAGCTTTCAACGCTTCTACTATTGCCTCTTCCTTCTCCTTTGGACACTTAGGCTGTCTGGAATCATCTGACTTAGGCTTGTTATAATTTTCTCGCTCTATAATCCCATACTTAGCCTTAACCTGTGCAATATACAGATTTGAAACTTTCATTCCATCATTATGCTCAGCCACGTATGCTTTGATTTCCTCATAGGTTGCCTTACTCTCCGCAGATGTCAAATCCAGTTCATCCATATCCAGTCTCACATTCACATGATGCTTCGCTTCATGAAGTTTGGACAATAAGCATACCGTCTCGACTATTGTTTCATTTTCCAAGGGCAATTCTTTCACTTCTGTTCCATTCACCGGGACAGGGAAGTTGAAGATAATCTTCCTAATCCAGTTGCCATCCGGCTGCTTTTCCGGGAATAACTCAATCCGCTCAATAAACGCCCGCATGAACTCCTTCCGCTCCACTTCGGAGGCTGCTTCATAGACCTGATCGAATGCCAGCAACAGGCGGTAGATATTATCACCCGAAATCTTCTCCTGCCGGATACTCCGTATCTGGCTTTGCACATCGTCAATCTGGACTTCAATCTCATCTATTGCGCCATATTGCTCGTCATATCGGCGCTGCAAATCAGAAATTTTCCGGTCATAATACGGGTCATTCACATCTAAACCGTCCATCTGCCGTTCCAGTCGGGCCTTTGTGCCTAATGTCTGCCGAAGCTGCGCCTGTAATGCTTCCAGCTGCTTCTCCAAATCGTTCGTATCGACAGCGGAGCCGATTTTCGCCTTGATTGCATCCGCAAACCGTGGGTCACTGACCATAGCAGAGATGATTGACGCTACCATGCGGTTCATTTCCATCTGCTCAATATTCAGCCGGAAGGTACACTCGTGGCCTGTTGGCGTCACCGTATTCTTGCAGTAATAGTAATAGCGGGTCTTTTTGTCCTTGCTGTGGGCTTTCGCAATATTCCCGTACAGGCTTTTGCCGCAGCAGGGGCATTTCAGAATACCGGACAAGATATGTGCGTGGGTAGGGTCATTGACTTTCTCACGCCGGTAAGCATTGATTTTCCGTTTTTCCTGCGCGAGGTTCCAATCTTCTTCTGAAATGATAGCCTCATGCTTCCCCTCGTACACAGGGAACTCCGATTGCTCAACTACGTGCATCTCATTCCGTGTGCCGATCTTCTTCTCTGTCCGGCGTCTGCCATAGGCGATTTTTCCCATATATACCGGATTATCAATGATACTCTTCACAAAGCTGGCAGAAAAACCGGGAATGGTGCCGTTCTGCCTTAACTTCTTCACAAAGCCCTGCCGGTTCAGATATTTTGCCACGCCACTGACACCATCGTTGGTGTGAATATAGCGGTCAAAGATGGTGCGGATCACGTCCACTTCATCCTCAGCAATCAACAGTTCGCCTTTTTCAAGGCGGTATCCATAAGGGGCAAAGCCACCGTTCCATTTTCCTTCACGGGCTTTCTGCTCCCGTCCGGCCATCGTCTGTGTCCGAATATTTTCACGCTCTATCTCTGCCACCGCAGAAAGGACAGAAATCATCAGCTTGCCGGAATCTTTGGAACTGTCAATGCCGTCTTCCACACAAATCAGATTGACACCGAAATCCTGCATCAGCTGCAAGGAATTCAGAACGTCAGCGGCATTCCTGCCAAACCGGGACAGCTTGAACACCAGCACATATTCCACACCGTCTTTGCAGTCCTGAATGTCTTGCAGCATCCGCTGAAATTCGTGCCTGCCCTGAATATTCTTGCCGGAAAAGCCTTCATCAGAATATTCACCAGCCACTACCATATCTTCGTATTCAGCGTATTTCCGCAGTTTGTCTCGCTGAGCATCCAGACTATATCCGTCCACCTGCATGGATGTAGATACCCGTGTGTAGAGATAACATTTTGTTTTAGTTTTCTTCATGCAGGCCGCCCCTTTCTTCCAGCTCTAAACATTCATCCGTTACTTTCTTCTTCGCCAGACCTTCATTCTGAATGTAGTACTCCAACAAACGGAGTACATATTCCGGCGCATGGCGGTTATCCAGTTCCCATTCTGTCACAGTCCGATAGGGAATCTGAAAATATTTACAAAATTCCTTGCGATTCATGCCAGTGCTTTCCCGCAATTCTTTTATTTTGGTTTTGCAGTCCATTTCATTTACCCCATAAAGCAAAAATACACGTTGCGTATTTATTATAGCATACGCCAAACAAATACGCAACGTGTAAATTTAATTTATATCAAGCGGCTTTGTCAAATTCCTGATACACAGGAACGGGTTGCTTTCCTGATGCCGCAGACTGTGTACGGCCATCCTTCTCAGTCTCCTGCATCTGCCCCAACAGCTGTGGCCCGTACTTCTGCAACAGCCGCGCCATCACATCAACACAGCGGTCAAATGCCGCATTATATTTCGGATCATCATAAACTTTGCTCAATAGGCCGCTCCTTTCCTCTATGGCTGCTCTGCGCATAGATGTTCAAAACTTCTGCCGGTATCTGTTCCAAAATCGCCACGGCACTGTCATAGTCGCGCCGCAGCTTGAGGTCTTCGATCTGCTTTAGGGTGCTGACCTTCTGCGCCGATGCAAGAGATTCTTCCAGTTCGGCATTTTTCGTTTTCAACTTTTTGTTTTCGGATGCTGTTTTCGTGAAGGCTACGCCATATTTCCGCAGCAGTGTGTCCATCTTCTCCACGCTGGGAATATAGGTATCCAGAATCTTGCAGATTTCCTCCGCCCGGCTTTTGGCGTTAAAGGGATTGATTCCAGTGAGCAGATCCTCCAGTTTGCTTTTCTGTTTGGTCAGTCTGGTCATCTCCTTAAATACGCGGGGCGGGATATGGTCGCGCCCGGTCAGGCTGGCGCTCTCGCCACGCTCCAAATCTGGAAACTTCTTGACCATGTGTTTCCAAAACTCATCCTGCCACCAGGTCAGCTTCTTTTTATTGCCCATGATGTCTTTGGCGCTGAGCCTGCCATCCTCCGTCAAAGGGACAAAACAAAGGTGCATATGGGGCGTTTTCTCGTCCATATGCACCACGGCGGATATAATTGTCTCTTTGGACTGATGCTGTTCCAAAAAGTGCAGAGCTTCCTCGAAAAATACCCGAATTTCCGCCCGTTTCTTTCCCTTAAAGAACTCCGGGCTGGCTGTGAACAGCGTCTCGATCATACGGATACTGTCTTTCCGGGTACGGCATCCGGCAGCGGCAATTTGCCTCTCTGACTCGGCCCGGTACTTGCCGGGCGGTTTGACCAGATGGAAGTTGTACTTGCTTCGGCTGGTATCCACATCGGGATTACTGGCGTACTTTTCCTTTGTGCGCTCGTTATGGGCCTCGATATTGCCGATTTCAGGCCCCTTATATTTGGCAAATCGCATAATCGCGTATTGTGCTTTTTCCATACTCAATCCCTCCGTTTCTGCCAGACAATGTCATATCCCAGCACGTCAGCCAACTCCACGGCCTCCCGATACCGCAGCGATTCCCGCTGCAATTTTCCGGAAAGATTGGATACGCTGTCGCTCCACCCATACTCATCGTGCAGCTGGTCAACGACTTCCTGCATGGTGTAACCGGCGCGGATGATCTGCGCCTTGATTTCGTTTCGGATACTTGACTTCATAAAATATATTCCTCCATTTTCGCAAGTGAAGCCCTTTGTCACTTGATAGATAAAACATGATTTTCGGTTGCGTCATAAAAAGAACCGGCTACGCTGGGGAGCGCACCGGCTTTGGTCAATGGTGAAATTTGTGCAAATGCTGTTTTGCGATAGAAATAATTCCCTGCGTATCGTTGGTCAACGGCGGAATATTCGACTTCACAGAAATGCGGGACTTTTCACTGTTCGGGCTGTATTGTCACAAAATGCTGCAATCTGTACGTCGTTCCGTGAGCCGCCATCCGGCGAACTGTATACGGATAAAAGAGAAACATTTCGCTGTTTTGAGATTGCTCTAAAATATGCCTGCAAAATCACCGCTTTTACTGACCGCTTCAGGTGTGGTCAAAATGACCACACCTACTTCACAGCACAAAAGCGCGAAGAATTTCACGGTTCTGGTGGTGGACAAAATATCCATAACCACTTTTACACATCAAAATAGGTGTACCCAAAATGGGCACGACCACTTTATCCAAATGAAGCGCCTCTACAATATATGAGGTAACAGGGTCAATCGCTGCGTACATACGTACCGGCGACCAGATCGGAAATCAATCCCGCCAGTCTTCCGGTACGTACGTACACTGTGAAGCGTCCGTAAACTCGTTTATATGCGGCCTTGCCACTGCCTCGATCCCCATAAAGCCCCATACCCGGCGTCCTGCCGAATTGGTAATCGTGTTGCAGTGTTCCAGATTGTACTTACCGCAGGCTGCCACCAGCGCATCGCTGAAGCTGCGGCGTTTGAGTGCAGTCAGGCTATTTTCCTCGCACCACATCCGGTAAATGTCGTAGCAATCCTTTGAACTGATGGACGCATCCGCTTTCAGCCGGATATAGCCCTCGGATTCCAGAAAATCAAACACGTTATTGTTGTCCCGCTTGACGGCCTCCCGGTTCTCTTTGGTGCGCTGGCTCTCGGTGAACTTGAAGTTGTTCGCTACCAACCGCTGCAATCCCGCAAAAGCCCACAGCAGAATGCCCTCCACCTCGGCCTTCATCTTCTCTGCCAGGTCGGGATCATCCACACGGTCGGCAGGTTTCTCTTTGGCGGTCAGCACCAACTGCCGCCGATAAAAGCCATCACTGCGGTCAAAGAGAGCCTGCAAGTCGCCATTGCTGAATGCCAGCAGCCGGGCGCACATCCATCCCTGATAGCTCTGCTTGCCTTTACGCTCCAAATCCATTTTACCCTGTGCGGTGACGATGGATTTGACATAGTTGGTCTGCCGCAGGGCCTCCATCCGCATATCATCATCGACACACAGCAGAATGTGTTCCAGATCAGCGCGGGCAAAACGGTTCTCGGAAATTTTGCCGATGCTGCCGTCCTTCATGTTGCTGCCGAACAGGGCGGACAGCACCGCGCCGATCTGGCTCTTACCCTCGCCGCCATTGCCCTTAATGACCATCATGCGCTGTCCCTTGTTGCTGGGGATCAGGCAGTAGCCGATATATTCCTGCAAAGTGGGAATGTCCTCCGGGTAAAGAAGCCCATCCAGAAAAGCCAGCCAGCGGGTCGGCGTGGGCGCATCGGGATTATAGGCCACCGGCAGGCGGCAACGCACGATGTCCGGTTTTCCCTCCGTAAAGGAGCCATCCAGAAACAACGTGCCGTTTGCCAGATGAATGCGGTCAGCCTCCGGCGGGAAATCCTCTACCAGCGCCGCCAGCTTCATCAGCTCCACGATATTGCTGATTTTGCGGGGGATATTGCTGACCGCACAGCATTTCAGTTCCTCAAAAATTTCTCCACGCAGTGGCAGCTCATCGGTCACGCGGCCATCAGGCGTGAAAAAAGCCCCGTTTGTGTAGATGATTTTGTGTCTGCCGAGAAAATCATCACAAAACAGGGCTTCATTGATACTCTTGCCGTCAAACCAGATGGGCTGGTTGGCCTCACGCGATTGCTCGTTCTTCGCCACGGTGCTGCACCTCCTTTTCCAGACGTCTGAGCCGCTGCTCCAGCGCGGTGATAGTGCCGTCCTTCAGCAGCATATCCACCGCTTTCACACGCTGCTTCAGTTCCGCAAACATGAGAACGTCCAACAAATCATTTACATACTCGATCATATGACAGGCTTCCACAAAGCGGTCATCCAGTTCATCCTCCGGCGATTGCGGGGCATATTCGACCTTCCAGCGTTCCAGCAGATGCAGATAATCGCAGAGCACCCGCTGGCAGTGTATCTCATCGTTGCGGAAAGCCCGCGCCAGCGGATAGGGCTTTTTCAAAGCCATCGCTGCCGGGGGCTTGTCCGGGTCGATGCCAAAGTCATAGGCCAGCTTCTTTGCGGCCTCGTAGCTGCTCAGGCCGAACAGCCGCGCCACAAAATCGATCACATCCCCGGTAGCCCCGCAGCCAAAGCAATAGAAATAATCCCTGTTCAGCTTCATGCTGGGATGCCGGTCATCGTGGAAGGGGCAGCAGATCATATCGCCCCGGTTGACCTTACAGCCGTAGTATTCGGCGGCCTGCTTCACGGTGACAGCGGATTTTACAGTTTCAAATAAATTCATAGGCTTTGTCCTCCATTATTTATTGACGGTATCTGCCCGTCTGCCTGAATATACGGGGAAAAAGCCTATAAACCGAAAAATCCGCTAAAAGTGCAAGAAATGAAAAAACGCCGCCCTGAAATCTTGCAAAAATGCAAGACCTCAGAGCGGCGAAGCCAGCGGAAAGCATTTGCCCGCGCTGGTTTTATCAGGTATAATGGATAAAGAGAGTTTTCAGAAGAGAGGTGCGTCACATGGAGGGAGCCTATCTGCCCGGCAATATCCGGCAGCGGATGCAGGAGCTTATGAAGGAACATAAAATTACCCAGGCACAGCTGGCGACCCGCATCGGCAGCACCGAGAGCGCCATCAGCCGGTTTGTCAGCGGTAAGACTGATAAGATCAGCACAGAACATTTGCTCCGCATTGCGAAAGTGTTTGAAGTCTCCACAGATTTCCTGCTGGGGGAAGTCAACACGCCCGACCGGACAAATTTTGATATTGAAGAACTGGGCCTGTCGGTGCAGGCGGCGCGGAATCTGTACACCGGAAAAGCCAATGCAGAGATCGTCAACCGCCTTTTGGAAAGCCCTCGCTTTGCAGAAGTCACCTATATGATTGAGCAATATTTTGACGATACGCTGGCCGCCGGTTTCGCCGGACAGAACCAGATGCTTACTACTCTCAGCGCCATGCTGCGCCGAAACAATAAAACAGACGCTGCGGTGCAGGCGGCCAGAACTGTCAACCGGCAGAAAGTTCCCGTATATCAGGCAGACCTGACGATGATACAGAACACATTTATGGCGGCGCTGCGGGAAGTGAAGAAAGAGATCGGCAACGATTTCACAGCAGCGCAGTCCTTGACCAAGGGCATCACTCAGCAGATGTTTACCGAACTCACCAAAGGGGCGGATGTTCATACTCCGACCATCACGCCCGAAATGATTTCCGCCGCCGTCACCCAGAGCGCAGCGGGGATGGACGGTGTGCAAAAGGAAGCATTAGACAAGTTCGGTCAGGCGCTGACGGAATTTCTCCAATCCACCTTAGACCACGCGCAGGAGAAGCAAAATGCCGACCCGGAGCAATGAGCAGCTGTGCAGACTGGCACAGAAAGGGGATACGGCTGCCCGTGACATTCTGCTGGAAAAGAATCTGGGATTCATCCGAAAAATTGCGCTGGAGCAATACCGAAACATGGGGCTGGATGAAAATGATATTGGAATTGATTTGGATGATTTGATGCAGGAGGGAAGTATCGGCCTGCTGAACGCGATCCCTTTGTTTGATGCCGGACGGGGCATGAAATTTCTGACCTATGCAGCACCGGCGCTCCGCAACGCCATGACGGACTGCATCCGCGCCGCCCTCGGTTTATTTGAGCAACGGATGGTGGATAAGAAAGACGGCCCCGGCTTCCAGAGAGTATATCTGGATGACGTTCTCTCAGAGGATGAACGGATGCTGCGGATCGAAGCCATAGCCGACCCTCACACCCAAACGCCGGAGCAAATCTATATCCAAAAAGAGCAGCTGATAGAATTGTATGCGGCGCTGGACAAGCTGACAGCCAGAGAGCAGACCTATCTGCTGTACCGCTATGGCTTTACCGATGGAATCGAGCACCCGCTGATCGGCGCGGCGCTCCATTTCCATCTCAGCGAGAGCTGGACAAAGAAGGTGGAGGGCGAGGCGATGGACAGCCTGCGCGGAAAGCTGCCGTGGTGGTTCTGATACGATGGGAAGCAGCGGCTGACGGGGGCTTTGATATACCTTTGTTCCGCAAATGACACGGCTGACAGACAGTGCTTGCCCGCACCGCCTGCCAGCCTTTTTCTGTCGCTTATGCTGCCCCGCAAGGGGCAACCTTTCCCGCCAGAACGCCGCAACTGTGGCCACACTTTTCAGGGTGTGCTACAATTCCGGCTGCCATCTGCTCCACAAAGGTATAACACACTAGACTTTCCTACGGAAAATCGTGTGCCACGAAACCGCCGGTTTCTTTGGATTCTTCCGGTCAAAGGGGAACACTATCCCCTCTGAACACCCCAGACAAAGGAGAACGCTGTTCCCTTTTGGAATCCCCTTGCCAATAGGGATGCTACCGCCCTATTGAATGATTTAGATAAAAAACAAAATAAAGCATAGTTCGCCAGCACACCGCTATTCTGTCATTACCTTACACAGACATCTTGTAACTTTTTCGTTAAGCCTATTGACTCTGATACTTCGGAAGAGATATAATATAGTTGCTACTTAGTAAACCTAAATAGCGAAACTAAAGAGAGGCGACGATATGAATAACAAATATGTCCAGCAATTCAAAAAAGGCTCTCTGGAAATGATACTCTTATGCCTAATCGGACGCAAGGAAACTTATGGATATGAAATTATAACCGAATTGAACAATAGTGCGTCTGTTTTGGGATATGCGAAAGAGGGAACCATTTACCCCATTTTGTATCGTTTACAGGAAGCAGAACTAATCAAATGCCGGTTGGCTCCGGCTGCGGCAAATGGCGGCTCAAAAAAGTATTATTCTTTAACTGATAAAGGCAGGAATGTACTTGATGAACTAATCTTATTTTGGTCAAGCTATGAAAACTGCGTAAACGGCTTTATAGAAAGTTATCAACAAGCGAGGGTGTCCAAATGAAAGAACAATATATCAAACAGGTTAAAAAGGAACTATCTTTACCACGCAAAATGAAAAAAGAGGTTGTGCGTGACTTGAATGAAGTTTTTGCTTCTGCTATGGAGCATGGAGAAACAGAACAGCAGATTATCCAGCGTTTGGGGACGCCAAGAGAATTTGCAGACAGCACCGCAGAACAGTTTGGCATTGATAACACCAAATCGAAAAAAAGAAACGGTATTATTTCTACTCTTGCCGCGCTCGTTATCGCGGTTGCTGCCTTTTCAGTATATGCTGTTACACAATCAGGAAAAGTACCAGAAGGAGCAATCGGGCAGGCAGACGCGACAACAAATATACAGATTGAGGGCGCGTTTGCCTTTGATATTTCGCAAATCCTTTTGGCCATTGGGTTTGCAGCAACAGCTATTGCTATTTTATTAATTATCTGTACCATACACAAAAACAGGAGGTAACCAATGAAGAAGTATATTTCTGTATTCACAATCATGGTTATGATTTTTTTGGCTGCGTGTTCTAATCAAAATACCTCATCTACGCCGACAAGCAATGAGAACAATACGCAATCTAATAGTGTTACAAAATTGGACGAGGGTGTGTGGCCTGCGAATGAGTACACAGAGGGGCTTCCTGTTGCACCTGGTACGGTTGCGTGGGCTATACTTGATACAGAACATGAGAATTGCAATATCAATCTTACCGGCATTAGCGAAAATGACTATAACGAGTACATGGAGCTTTTGAACCAAGAAGGCTTTTCCGTAATTGAAAATGTGTCAGAAGAAATCGAGGGAGAAAACTATGTTTCTATCGGGACACTTTTATCAAACGACGAAAAGTGGTTAAGTATCAGCTACATACCCAATAGTCTAACTATCTACATTTCCTTTGACAATAACTGAAAGAGATCACGGAATAGCAAAGCCAGCCGAGCCAGTCAACGGTCAAGATGAACGGCGCAAGCGCCGCCGTTGACAGCCCCGCCCGCCTTTGCAGATAGGCAATCAAGGGGCGACAGCAAGGAGTGCTGCCGCCCACAGTATTATCAGAGAGGGAGAATTCTATGAGAAATCGGATTGTAAAAGTGACAGAAGTTGTAGTCAGAAGCGCTTTTTACATCATCTCAAACTATGTATTTGTTAGCATGGGACTATCATTTCATACTCAATGGATTTCAATTCTATTTTTGCTTTCAATGGTATGGTCTACTATTGATTACGGAAAGTCCATAAATGAAATAATCGAAAAAAAGGTAATTGCTGAAATACTATGTATATGTTGCATTGCACTGAGTATAGCGATGGCATATTTTGTGGGATATATTCAAGGAGCATTCGTTTCCCTCTGAAAATACAGGGCCACAACTTTCCGCTTAATATATCAGTATGGAACAAGTTATCAAAAAGTCATGAATGCTCGTAGCTCACCGGCCCGGCCAGCAAAAGCAGTAAATCTGAAATTGATTTACTGCTTTTTTGCTCAATAGACTCTTAAATCATCTGAAAATATTTCAACGCATCCCTGATCGCCGCTTCCTTCTCCGGCGGACATTTTGGCACTTTGGCATCTTCCTTCTTTGACAGGTTATAATTTTGCCCCACATCCAGCCCGCACTTGCGCTTTATCTGTGAGATGTACAGGGAAGATACCTTCAAACCGGTATGCTCCAACACATACGCCTTGATCTGCTCATAAGTCGCGCCCTTCTGGAAGCCGGACATATCCATATCTTCCAGCGAGAACTCCACCCGCACCTTCTTTGAGTCGATTTCTCCCTTGGAAAGCAAAACAACCGTCTCGACATGTGTATCACTGTCCAAACTCATTTCCATATCTTCCTCAATAATCGGAAGCTTGAATTTGATGGATTTGAGCCACTGACCGTTTGGCTGTCGTTCCTCATAGATATGGATTTCAGAAATCAGCGATTCCATAATCTGTCGCTTCTCCTGCTCGTCCATGACAGCGTACAGCTTTTCAAAATAAATCAGCACTTTGTAGATATTGTCAGCAGTGAGTTTTTCTGCTTCTATTGCCATTTTCTTTGCTCTGGCTTCAATCAACAGATTCTCCGTATCCTCTATCTTATCATACATTTTATAAAGGCGATCATCAAGGTCTGCTTTACGCTTGATGTAGTGCTTATCATCTGGGTCAAGGGTATCAATCTCATCAATCAAACGGGACTTCGTAGCATAGCTCTGACGAAGCTGTTTTTCATAATTGGCAATCTCCTGTTCAATGGCGGATGTATCTATCTTCATATTGATTTTTTGCTGCATCATCGCCGCAAACTTCGGATTGCTGACCAGTTTGATAATAACCTCTGCAACAGCACCGTCCAGCAATTCCTCATTGATTTGCTTCTTGTATTCACACTTATGACCACGGGTCATAGTGCGGTGTTTGCAGCCATAATAGAAGAAATCCTTATATTTCGTGCCGTCCGGCTTGTGCTTGATGCTTTTGTTGCCGTACATTCCGGCTCCGCAAATAGGACATTTAAGTAATCCGGTCAGCAGGTGTACCTTGTTGTCTTTACCGTTGTTGACCTTTTCATACTTCTTCGCCTGAGCAAGAAGTTTTACTTGGGCTTCATGCCAGAGTCCTTCTGATACAATGGCTTCATGCAGACCGTCAACTAACAGATAATTTTCCTGCTCCACAAGTCGGTAATCATTGCGAGTTCCATGTACCTTTTCTGTTCTTCTCCTGCCGTAAGCAATTTTACCACAGTAAACGGGATTTTTCAAAATTCTGCGAATCAGGGCTGCATCAAACAGAGGATTTTTTCCATTCTGCCGCTGAATTTTGTTGATACCGTGATTGGCAAGGTATTTCGCAAGTCCGTTAGCTCCTATATCGGTATGCACATACTGGTCAAAGATAATGCGGATTGCCTCGGCTTCTTCCTCGTTGATATACAGCATACCTTTTTCCAATTTGTATCCGTAGGGAGCAAAACCACCGTTCCATTTACCCTCACGAGCTTTCTGGATTCTGCCTTCCATCGTCTGAACACGGATATTCTCACGCTCAATCTCGGCAACCGCAGAAAGCACGGAAATCATCAGCTTACCGGCATCTTTGGAAGAATCAATGCCATCCTCCACACAAATCAGATTGACATCGAAATCTTGCATCACCTGTAAGGTAGACAGCACATCTGCCGCATTTCTGCCAAAACGTGATAACTTGAACACCAGCACATAGGACACGCCATCTTTACCGGACTTGATATCCTCCATCATGCGGTTAAATTCCAATCTGCCCTCAATGGACTTTCCCGATTTACCGGCATCCTCATATTCACCGACGATTTCAAAATCGTTGAACTCAGCATAGGCTTTCATTCTTGATTTCTGAGCATCCAAGGAGTAACCGTCTACCTGAACGGCAGTAGATACTCTCGTATAAATATATACTTTTGTTTTTTCTTTCATATCGCCATCCTCATTTGTGCCACAGCCTGTGGCATAATTCAGCTTTCATCGTCTGTTATTTTTTGCCGTCAGTTTTCTGTTCCAACATCTTTATCGAATTTAAATAATCATTTTCCACGTCGCTGAGCGTTCTTGTCTTATATTTTCGATATTCTCCAGTCGCTTTATCAACAGCCTGCTTATGAGTAATGCTTCCATTTCCAATTAAAAGCTGCTCTCCACTCATGGTAAGAATGCGATCCAGATGCTCTGCCCAGTCCTGCATCGTCATTGCCTGTTCACGCTCTGCCTGACGTTCCGCAAAATCCAGATACCCGGATACAAGTTGTCCCATAGCACGAAGCTCTTTCTCATTCAGATAGTTTTTCGCAACAATCGCTTCTTTGAGTGTCGGCTGATTACCGGCAAAGGTGGTAAGTCCCATGAACTCTTTTTCCGCATCCGCTCTTGTATAAATCACTTCTGCCGCAGTCTGTCCGTGAATGGCATAATGAATTTTATTCTGAACCTTTTTGAAAAAACGGATAGAGATTTCCGCTTTCGGGTCGTAGTCAATGCTGGTGGCATAGATTTCAAGCACCTGACGATAAAACACCTTTTCCGATGCACGGATGTCTCTGATTCTTTCAAGCAGTTCCTTGAAATATCCACCGCCGCCCAGATTTTTCAATCGTTCATCATCCAAAGCAAAACCTTTTTTCATGTATTCTTTGAGAATGTTAGTTGCCCAGATTCTGAACTGTGTGCCACGCTTGGATTTTACACGATAGCCGACAGAAATGATAACATCAAGATTATAGTAGTCAACCTGATAGGTTTTTCCATCTGCCGCAGTTGTTGCAAAATTTGCAACAACTGACTCTCGCTGCAGCTCGCCTTCGGAAAATACATTTTTTATATGTCTTGAAATAGTAGATTTATCTCTCTGGAACAACTCTGCCATCTGGTCAATGGATAACCACACGGTATCCTCATCAAATGTGGTTTCAATTTTTGTCAATCCATCTTCTGTTGTGTAAATAATCATATTGGATTTTTGATTCATATCATCATAATTGTTCACCGGAACACCTCATTTCTAATTGTGCAACGGGGTATTGCGCTTTTATTCTATGTAGCTCTATGCGTTGAGAACAGTAGCTCTCGCATAGAGTTTGGACACTTATTCCACGACTATTATATCATTGCTTTTCCATCAATTCAATAGTGTCACTGGGTTCTTCAGATGTGTTTTCTTCCTCCAAACAAGACGGCGGCTCTGGAAGATTATCAATATCCAGAACCGCCGCATATTTTTCTATTAAATTTGCAAGTAAATCGGCAAAACCATTCCATTTATCTGTCAATAGTGCTCTCCTTTCTTTTTCGTCCACGTTCCTGCGGAATGTCCTGTTTCTCTTTTCCTCTGGTCAAAACGGCATTAAGAAAAGCCCGTACCCTTTCAGGTGCGAGCTTGACAGCATCCAGATACGGCTGAGCCTGTTCCAGAAGTTTCTCATATCGTTTTTTCCATACCCCAGCATCTTTCTTGGCTGTTTCATATTTCTGCTGGTATTTTAATTTCTCCGCTTTTTCAGCAAAGCTGCTGACAGCATAATTTTTGAGAGTACGGCATTCATCGGGTGTCAAGACGATGTTCCCGGTAAAAGATTTCTTACCCATCGACTCCAGCTCCTGAACCGTCACCGCTATTCCGGTTGCCGCCTTAGTCTGTGCTTGCAGGGATTTAAGCTCCTGCTTTTTCTTCTCCGCAGCCTGTGTAGTATCGTCAAGCTGTGCTTCTTTCTGGTTCAGTTCCGCCGTCACAGCTTCCAGTCGCTGCTTTTCCTTTGCCACCTTAAACTGGGTCACAGTCAGATGTTCCTCGGTGCTGTCACGCTCTCCACGTTCCACATCGGTATATCCGGCAGCTCTCATGTGCTGAAAAAAATCATCCTGTAAAACAGAATAGGATTTTCGGAGAACAGGCTTACCATTGACTTGCAGAATTGGTTTTCCATCTTTGTCCACAGCAGGTTTGGACAGCCACTTTTTACTGCGGCTGACCTGCATAATGGTTTCCTTTACCGTTCCTCTGAGAGCTTCATCCTTGCAGCGTTTCGACCACAAAATCTGTTTCTCCACCACAGGGACATAGACCACATGAAGATGATAATGGAACACGTCCTTGCCAAGTGCTTCGGACATCGCCCGGTTAATCTCGTCAGCGTGCATGACTGCCGAGAGGATATACTGTTCACCGCCAACAATCTCCACAGCGGATTTATAGGCTTCCTCATAAAACTGTCTGGCGTATTCATAACCGCCGTGATTGTCGAAGTACGCAGAGTTCACATCAAAGACCATTTCGTTGAAATGGACGGCATCCGCCTTCAGACCTCTGGTGGAAATGATGTTGTCAGCTTTCATCTGCTCAAACATTTCAGCGTAGCTCCCGGTAGGTTCTTTGAAGTGTACGTTGAGGGAACTTCTTTCCGGGATAATATCTTCGTTACTGTATATTTCTTTTTCACGCTCATTGTGTGCCTGTGCATCTCCGATGTCATTATCTGTGACATCCATATTTCTTGCACAGGTACGGTCAACTCCGTCATTTCTTGCCATATTTTTCCTTCCTTTCTTTGGGATTTGCAGACAGGTAGCTTTGGAGAGGCACTTCTGCGGAAGTGTAATAACCCACTATGACACTTTCATCCATACTGGCTGCAAAGTGCCGTGGGCTCTCCCGAGGGGCTCTCCGAGGGTAATGCGGTCGCTGCGGCGACCTCTGCCGAACATCAGAAAGTTGTCTGCTCCTCTTTCCAATGTCCGGCACGGACGGCTGCTGTTTTGCGAAACCGCCCCGTCCGTTGACAGAAAAAAGACTGACTTTTTCCTGTCATTTGGGTACGTCACGAAGGTTTTATACAGGAGTGATTTACGCTCGTACGCTGTGTACGTACGTACCAAAAAATCAATCCCGCCATTCCTCCGGTACGTACGTACACGGCGAAACGTCGTAAAACCCATTTATATTCGGACGGGCTACGGCTTCAATTCCCATGAATCCCCACACCCTGCGCCCGGCAGAGTTTGTGATTTTGTTGGTGTGTTCCAGATTGTAGCGACTTAAATTTGCCACCACACTGTCACTAAAGCTGCGGGATTTCAGGGGCGGCAGAGAATTTTCCTCACACCACATCCGATAAATTTCGTACAGCTCCTTGGAGCTGATGGAAGCATCCGCTTTCAGCCGGATATAGCCCTCAGACTCCATGAAGTCGAAAATATTGTTGTTGTCACGCTTGACGGACTCTCGGTTGGTTTTGGTGCGCTCACTTTCCGTGAATTTGAAATTGTTGGCAACCAGACGCTGCAATCCCTCAAACGCCCAGAGGAAAATGCCCTCCACCTCAGCTTTCATCTTCTGGGCGAGGTCAGGGTCATCCATTCTTCCGGCAGGCTTTTCCTTTGTGGTCAGCACAAGCTGTCTGCGGTAGAAACCGTCACTTCGGTCATACAATGCCTGTAAATCTCCGTTGGAGAAAGCCAGCAGACGGGCGAACATCCAGCCCTGATAGCTCTGTTTGCCCTTGCGCTCCAAATCCATTTTCCCTTGAGCTGTCACAATGGATTTCACATAATTGGTCTGGCGCAAGGCTTCCATTCGCATATCATCATCCACGCATAGGAGGATATGCTCCAGATCGGCACGGGCAAATCGGTTCTCAGAGATTTTACCAATGCTTCCGTCCTTCATGGAACTGCCCAGCATTTGCCCCAGCACCGCACCGATTTGGGATTTACCCTCGCCGCCATTGCCCTTAATGACCATCATCCTCTGTCCTTTATTGGAGGGAATCAGGCAATAGCCGATAAATTCCTGCAAGGTAGGGATGTCCTCCGGGTAAAGCAGACCATTCAGAAAGGAAAGCCACAGCACAGGTTTCGGAGTATCCGGGCGATAGAAAACCGGGAGCCTGTTTCTCACAATATCCGGCTTCCCCTCTGTAAAAGTGCCGTCCAGCATGAGCGTACCGTTTGCCAGATGAATCCTGTCCTGCTCCGGCGGGAAGTCCTCCACATGAGCCGCCAGCTTCATAATCTCAATGATGTTGCTGATTTTGCGGGGAATGTTGTTCACGGCACAATATTTCAATTCTTCAAAGATTTCGCCACGAAGCGGCAGGTCGTCCGTCACTCGACCATCAGGTGTGAAAAAAGCTCCGTTTGCAAAGATAATCTGACGGGTTCTCAGAAAATCTTCACAAAACAGAGCTTCATTGATACTCTTGCCGTCAAACCACATCGGCACATTCATCTCAAGCAATTTCCTGTTCTCTGACATGGCAGCGCACCTCCTTTTTCTGCTCGTCCAGTCGTGTTTGCATTCTTGCAATCGTTCCGTCTGTCAAAAGTTCCTTGACGGTATCAGTCCTTTCTTCCTGATCGCTCATAAGGAGCAAATCGTTCAGATACTCCACATATTCCAGCTTGTGGCAAGCTTCCACGAACCTCTCATCCGGCTCGTCCTCCGGTGCTTCGGGAGCATATCGCTCTTTCCAGTCCTCCAAAAGATGAAGATACCCGGACAGCACATTCATGCAGAAAAGCTCGTCCTGTTTCGACTGATTCACACGGGGACGGTACTTCTTTACCTGTGCCACCACGGACGGCGGCCTGTCCAGTCCGAAATCCGCAGCCAGTCTCTGCGCTGCTTCATAGGCAGACAGGTCAAGCAGCCTTGCCACAAAGTCAATCACATCTCCCTTGGCACCGCAGCCGAAGCAATAGAAGTAATCCTCGTTCAGCTTCAAGCTGGGGTGTCTGTCATCGTGGAAAGGGCAGCAAATCATCCCGGAGCGATTGATTTTCAGCCCGTAGTGTTCGGCGGCTTGCCTAACCGTGACCGCCGCCTTGACTGTTTCAAAAATGTTCATTTGCATAACCTCCTTGATTTTTCTCGATGATTTTTTCATCTGCCTGAATATACGCAGAAAAACGCTTTCAACCGAAAAATCAGGCACTTCCGCAAGCAAAGCAAAAAGCCGCCCCGAAAACTTGAAAAAATGCAAGTTTCGAGACGGCAGTGTTCACACAAAGTTGGTTGATATTGTTCCGTAAATAGAATATAATTGAAGTTAATATGAATCAGGAGGGATGATACAGAAATGAAATACCTGTCTACATTTGAAGTTGCCGAGAAATGGGGTATCTCTCCCCGAAGAGTTGGTATCCTCTGCAACAATGACCGCATACCGGGCGCACAGCGGGCAGGAAGCCGCTGGATCATCCCGGAGGACGCTGAAAAGCCGACAGATGCCCGCATTAAAAGCGGAAAATATATCAAACAGAAAACAGACAGAGGGGAGGAAGCATAATGGCTGATACTTATTTACCCGCCGATGTTCGGAAAAGAATCGTTGATGTAATGAGAGAACGCAAGATGACCCAGCGAGAACTGGCACTTCGGATTGATGTGAATGAAAGCACCATCAGCCGCTTCCTTAGCGGAAAGACCGAAAAGCTGAGCGAAGAAAGCGTTATCCGCATCGCCAGAGTGTTCAATGTGTCCACGGACTTTATCTTGGGTACGACCGTAATCCCGGATAAAAAGAACTACGATATTTCAGAACTGGGATTATCTGTTGAAGCTGCAAAGAATCTTTATACCGGAAAGGTCAACAATGATGTAGTCAACCGTCTGCTGGAAAATCCCCGCTTTGCCATGGTTACTTATATGATTGCACAGTATATGGATGATACCCTTGCAAGAGGATATGCCGCACAAAACCAGATGTTTGCTACCGTTGGCTCTCTGCTGTTGGGACAGAACCAAGCTCCCGAAGCAGTACAGGCAGCCCGAACCGCTAATGCCATGAAAATTCCCGCTTATCAGGCAGACCAGACCACGATTCAAAACACCTTTATGACGGTGGTTAAGGAAATCAAGAAAGAAGCAGGCAGCGATTTGGTCGCAGCCAAGGCAATCAGCAAGGAAGCCACCGAAAAGATGTTTGCCGAGCTGACCAAGGGGCAGGATATGCAGAATCCGACCATCACGCCGGAAGCAGTTGTTGATGCTATTACAGGCAGCATTTCCGGTGTCGATGGAGTCAATCAGGAAGCTCTGGACAACTTTAACAAAGCCTTGCTGGGGCTGATGCAGACGATGGTGCTGCCGGAAGATGATGGACAAGATAACTAACGAGCAGCTCTGTATTGCGGCGCAGAGCGGTGACAAATGGGCAGAAAACGCCCTTGTAGAGAACAATCTGCGGTTTATCCGAAAGACGGCATATGAGATATGGAGCGCACAGCGGGAGCTGAACGTTGCCCTCGGCATTGAACTGAACGATTTGGTGCAGGAGGGTTCATTGGGGCTTCTGGGCTGCATAAGCAGCTTTCAACCCGACTACGGGAACAAGTTTTTGACCTATGCTGCCCCGGCTATTCATAATGCCATGCTGGACTACATCCGCAGGCTGAATCCTACCTTTGAAGCCAAAAATCTGGACTGTATCATTCGTCTGGATGAGGTCAAAAAGGGCGAGAATAAGGGACAACATGAATTTATAGCAGATTCCAGAGTACAGAACCCAGAGCAGATTTTCATTGCAAAGGAAACCCACGAAGAAATCCATACGGCTCTGGAAATGATTGATGAGCGAGAGAAAGCCTATCTCTGGTATCGCTTTGGCTTTGAGGACGATGTCCTCCATCCTCTGAGCGAAACGGCGAAGCACTTCCATCTGTCAGAGAGCAGAGCAAAGTCCACGGAGAAATTGGCTCTGGATAACTTCTGGCTGGAACTGCCTTGGTGGTACTAA